AGCCGGCCGACATGGCCCGGCTGCGCGGCAGCGACCAGTCCGGCGCCGGCGTCACCCTGACGATGAAGCAAGAGCCGTTCGTGGTCTTGGTCGATCGATATCAGCTCGATATGCGGAAATTGATGCCGTTTTTTACCGATGCAGAGATCGAAAAGGCCCTGCGCGCTTGGGCCAGGACGACCGGTCATCGTGAGAAAATGGAAGGCGCAGAAATTGGCTTCCGCAACGCAGGGGTTACGAGGTGAATTTGTGGCAAGCCAAGCCGGGGTAGCGCAGGGATTGGCTTGGTATGGCGTGGCACGGCCCGGAATAGTCCGGCCGTTTTTGGAGATTAAAATGAACGCAGTTATTGCTCTGAAGGAACCGACCAACGGCGGCAAAGGCGCCATCGATCACAGCCAGCCCTATGCGGTTGCTGTCACGGTTCAGGGATCCGCCGATTTTCTTTTTCATCGCTGGAACGCTGAAGCGGTCGACGAGAAGGCCAATTCAGCCAAAAACTCCAAGGCCAAGAAAACGGACGACGTCGAGAGCTACGTCTATCGCACCGATGATGGGCAGCTCGCAATTCCAGGTGAATATCTGCGCGGCGCGATCATCCATGCAGCGAAATTCCGCCAGGATCCGCGCTCACCCCGGAAGTCGGCGATGGACTTGTTCAAGGCCGCGATCGTGGTGACGACCCCGCTGGCCGCCCTTGGCGTCACCCAGTGGGACTACCTGGATAAGCGCCGAGTCACGGTACAGCGCGCAGGCATCAACCGCACGCGCCCAGCGATGCGCGCCGGCTGGAAGGCCGAGTTTGATTTGATGGTTTTGTTGCCCGAGTACGTCGATCGCAACGCACTGCGCGAAACGATCGAAAGCGCAGGGCGCCTGATCGGGATCGGCGATTTCCGCCCGACCTTCGGTCGATTTGGGATCGTGAAGTTCGAATAGGGATTGGTTGGGCAAGCAGTGCTACGGCGTGTCTTGGATTGGTGAGGCAGGGCCGGGTTAGGTAGGGCGTGGCATGCCGGGGCGATGCAAGCCTTGGTGTGGACGGGTCTGGCAAGGTGCGGACGGGTACGGACTGGCATGGTGAGGCCAAAAGGCCTCTGTAATAGGGAGATAAATTGTGAAGACCACGAAGGAAAAAACGCCGACCCACAGCCCGGAACACATCCGCTCCATCTCGGAGCGGCTGTACCGGATCCTGCTGGCCGAGGACGCCGGCGGCAACGACCCGGCGTGGCGCGCGCAGGCCGCCGATCGCATGATCGCCAAGGACAACGAGGCGGGACGCGACGGGCAGAAACTGTTCAGCAACCGCGCGGGCGCCTACGACAAGGTCGTCCGCACGATGCTGAAGATCCTGGAGATCAAGCCGTGAGCAAGGAGATCGGACCCCGCGAACGAGCCCTGCGCGAACAGCGCGAGGCCGCTTATGAGGAGAACCAGAAGCAGATGCGCGAGCAGTCCAAGGCCGACAAGCTGGATGGGCTGAAGGAGCGCGTCGCCGTGGCAGCGAAGAAGACCGGCAAATCGAGGAAGGCGAAAAAGTGAGACGGGTCCGCCCCTACATCCCGCTCGACGTCCGCGTCCAGGTCGCTGAGCGTCAGCTGATGGTGATGCGAGGCGGCGGCGTCACGCATGGCTGGTGGGATTATTATCTCTATTGCTGGCGCGGTCAGAAATGGTCGCTGTCTCGCCGGCTCGACCATTTGCTTGAAAAATTATCCGAGATGCTGGGCGACGTCCTGCAGCTCGATCACGACCCCGCCCTGATCTTGCGTCAATACAAGGTTGACCGGCGCAAGCCGCCGGCGGCATGGTACACGCCCAACGCCAACGACCCCGCGCACCTGATTTACAGGCCGCTCCGCGATCACGGGCAAAAAACATTCGGCCGCAAGCCAGACGCCGAGAAGACCGTCACCACGAAGGGATCCGACATATGGCTCAAGACCAAGTTCAAGAGGCTGGAGCAGCCCCGCAAAAAGCCAAAAGCAAAAATACCCGCAAGGGCAAAGCCGTGGCCAAAGCGTCCGTTCGCAAAGCGCCCGGCCAGCAGGTAGCGGTGCATCGGCCCGCGCCTCCGCCGGCGCCGCTGGATGATCAGATCCTGCTTGCCGCGCGCGATCCCCATGTCGATGTCGCCAAGATGCGCGAATTGACCGATTTGCGTCGGCAGTTACGCATGGAAGAATCCGAGGAAGCCTTCAAGGTCGCCTTGGCCCAAGCACGCTCGGAAATGAGGCCGATCGAGGCCGATGCCAACAACGATTCGACCAAGTCGAAATACGCCACGTTCAATGCGGTCGACAAGGCGCTACAGCCGATCTATTCCAAGCACGGCATCTCGGTCAGCTACAACACCGCCGATTGCCCTATTCCGAACCATCTCAGGGTCTTGGCCTACGCCGAGCGCGGCCTGTTTACGCGCACCTATCAGTACGACGTGGCGGTCTCCACCAAGGGACCGAAGGGGAACGACGTCATGACCCTGACCCACGCCGGGGTCTCAGCCCTGTCTTATGGTAAGCGCCAGCTGCTGCTGATGATCTTCGGCGTCTCGATTGAGGGCACGCGCCGTCACGATGACGACGGGAACGCCGCTGGCGGCATCTTCAAGATCGACGAGGAACAGATCGCCGAACTGAACAAGCTTGCGGACGATGTTGGCGCCGACAAGAAGAAATTCTGCGAGGTGTTTAAGGTCGACAGCATCGCCGACATACCCCTAAAGCGATTCGAGGAGGCGAAGCAGCAACTGAACCGCAAGCGGAAGGCGAAGCAGCCGCAGTCCGACTTCCCAGGTGACCGGTGATGCCGATCGAGATCTTCGACGTAGCCCAAAGGAGTCCGGAGTGGCTTGCCGTCCGCGCAGGCATTCCGACTTCGAGCATGTTCGGCGTAGTGATGGCTCAGGGCCGCGAGCGAGGTTCTGACAGCAAAGGACGCGCCTCATACATGCGCAAGCTGGCCGGCGAGATTATCACCGGCATCCCGATGGAGAGCTACAGCAACGACGATATGCTTAGAGGGGTCGAGATGGAGCCGGAAATCTTGGCTCGTTACTGCTTCGAACATGACGTCGATGTCACGCCATGCGGCTTTATCCGCAATGGGAAAAAGGGCTGCTCTCCCGACGGTTTGATCAAAGATGACGGTATGGTGCAGATCAAATCTGCAGCCCCGCACGTCATGATCGAGATCCTGATGGATGGCGCGGTGCCGAAGAAGCACCTGCCGCAGTGCCAGGGCGAGCTGTGGGTGGCCGACCGCAAATGGACCGATCTCGTGGTTGGCTCCTCACCGAAACTGCCGCTGGCGGTATTCCGCCTGCAGCGTGATCAGAGCTACATAAACGAGATCGAGGTCGCGGTGCATTGGTTCAACCGCGAGCTGGACGACATGGTGAAACGGATAAGGGCGATGTCATGACCTACCGACCGGGCCCGATCAGGTTTCTTTGGCGTGACGGCGTCCTGGTGCCGGACGGGCACCGCGCCGCGCGCTATTGCGACGAGAACTTCGGTGAGGGTGAGGTGGTGATGATGGAGCGCCACGAGGAGCGTTCCACGAATAGCCACAACCACTATTTTGCTTGCATCGCCGAAGCCTGGAACAATTTGCCCGAGGCAGACAACCGCTTCCCGAATCCGGAGGCGCTGCGGAAGTGGGCTCTGATCCGCGCCGGCTACTGCACCGAGGCGTCGGTGGTGTGCGATAGCCCCGAGCAGGCGCGGGCTATCGCCGCCTTCATGGGCTTCACCGAGGGTGTCGTGATCGTCGTCAAGGACAATGTGGTCAAGCGCTACGTCGCCAAATCACAGTCCGTGAAGGCGATGAACAAGGACGAATTTCAGCGCTCGAAGACCGACGTTCTCGACACGCTGGCCGAGTTGATCGCGGTCAAGCGCAGACGTCTCGAAGAAGCTGGAGCGAAGGCGTGACCCATTGGGAATATACGACTTACAAATTTGAGGCTGGCGACAGCCTCGTCACCGTACTCAACCGATTCGGCGAGGGAGGATGGGAAGCATTCCATTTTCTCCCCGATCGCAGGGTGGTGTTCAAGCGTCCCAAACCAGAGGCAACCCAGGAGCAGAGCAAGTGAACTACATCGCTGTCGACACCGAGGGCTCCGGCCTTTTCGACTACACCAAACCGGCAGACGCGCCCGGCCAGCCGCGCCTCGCCGCGATCGGCATGATCCTCGCCGACGAGAACCTGGGCGAGACCGAGCGCCACAGCTTCCTGATCCGGCCGAATGGCTGGTTCTTCGATGACCACTCCGAGGCCGCGCGCGTCAACGGGCTCACGCACGAGCGCCTGATGGACGAGGGCATCGACGTCAAGACCGCACTGCGGATCTATGGCGACGCGATCGATAATCGTAGGATCGTCGTCGGCCACAACATCCTGCACGACCTGAAGATGATGCGCGCTGAAGCACGTCTGGCCGGTTTCCCAGATCGCTTCATGGAGACCCGCTACATCTGCACCATGCAGGGCTCCAGGCAGATCGTCGATGCCCGCACGGCCGACGGCAAGAAAAAGGCCCCGAAGCTGGAGGAGGCATGCGCCCACTTCAACATCGAGGCCGAGGAGAAGGGCGCGCACACCGGCATCGGCGGCGCCGAGCGCGCGTTGGAGATCCTGCGCAGGTTGCGCGACCTGGGCGCGATGCCGGCATTCAAAGACCCCTACGACAAGGGCAAGAAGGCTGACCCGAAGCCGCGCAACAAGCCGCTCACCACGCCGGGTTTGTTCAACCACCTGCCCGATGCCGAGCAGGACATCCCCGACTTCATCGGTGGCGCAAGCGAGGATGGCAAGTAATGGCCTACGCCGAATACACCAAGGTGCCAGTCGAACAGACAAGAGCAGAGATTGAGCGCACCCTGAAGCGGTACGGGGCTGACCGTTTCATGTATTTCGGCGAGGACCAGCGCGCCATTATCGTCTTCGAAGCGAACCAGCGCCGGATCAGATTTGATCTTCCACTCCCCGGAGAAAAGATCGACAAAAATGATCGACTTACCCGTCAGCGTTGGCGCGCCTTGGCTCTATGCATCAAGGCCAAACTCGAAGCTGTTGACAGCAAAATCGAGAGCTTCGAAGAAGCGTTCCTTGCTCATGTCGTCATGCCGGACGGGAAGACCGTAGCGGAACACACCGCGGAGCGCATTGAGCAAGCCTATAGCGGCGGCTCCATGGTCCCTTTGCTCCCAGCCCCCAAATAGGAGACCCAGTGCCAAAGCAGACGGACGCCGAAATGCGCAAGACCGTGGCGCGCGCCAGATCTCTCCTCCAAGAGG